GCCTTGATGCAGACCCAGACATATTAAAAGTAAACCCACCGTTTACTCCAGTAAATTCAATTCTTGTTACATCAATACCAGCGCCACGGACATGAACAGGTTTGTCAGTAATAGCAAAAGGAGTACTTGAAGCAAAAAGCCCCGCAGGAAAATACAGAACTCCTCCAAGTGGACCTAAAGCAGCTATAGCAGCGTTAATAGCTGTGCTAGCGTCTGCTCCAGTATTACTAGCGTTATAAGGCGCGTCCGCTACGTTAATCCACCCAAGACCAGAAGCTGTTCCGCTAATAAGGCTTGTTACTCGTCCGTATTGATCTATTCCTAAAGTAGCGTTTGAATGAGTACCCTGTGTTGCTGGATTTGCTGCCCCACTAGTTAGTGGACCAAATAATGTTGTCATTCCAATTGATTGAGTTACTGCAGATAATGGGCCACCACCAGTTAAAGCTCCTGTACCTATAACTCTATTTGTTCCTGCTGCTGGCTCTACTCCTTCAATAGCTCGCTCAAGTTGGCCTAGTTTGTTGTAATCAATTCTTGTTGGGAATTTAACGCTTAACCCAAGAATAGACTCATCTGCATCTGAAATTCCAGTTTCTATCATGCCAATAGTTCTGTTGCCTGCTTCGTTTGTGCCAGTTTCTAAACCAGCTCCTGCAGTTATATCAGAACCTCCAGTTCCTGCAGTTCCATTATTAATTTCAGTAATTTGGCCTTTATCGTTTACTTTTAAAGTTGGATTAGTGTACGCTGTCTGGCTAAATACATTCGGGACAACAGCCATTTGTAACGTTCTATTATCGTTTAAGTCACCGCCGCCAGTTAAACCGCCAGTTGTATTAATTTTTCTTTCTAAAGGCACTTTTGATGAATCAATCGTGCCAGCAACACCCGTTGTCGAGCCTTCTTTAGCGACAATTGCCTTACCAGTAGAGCTAAAACCAATATATTTGTTCGCTCTGCTTGCAGCACTTTCGGAAACGTTAACAACATCGCCATCAAAATCCGTTTCTTTAAAACCAATTTTTTGATCTATTTTTCTATCTAGGTCTTGAGAAATTGCTGTTAATTGATCTAGTTGCCTGTTTAATTCTCTAATATTAAACCCGCCGCTAGGAGGAAAATCTGTTGTGCGTTCTTGAGTTATGTTTCTAACAATTGTGACAATTGTATCAGCTTGACCAGTATTAAAAATAACAGAGCCAGAAATAAAACCACCATCGTCAGCAGCAATAGTTGTAATAGAATAATCTGAGGTTAAACCTTTAAGCGAAGTTCCAGAATATACATCTAAATCTGACGTTTTAAAAAACGGAAAATTAACTGCAAACGTAGTTTGTGAAGTAGATCCTATTTGATACGCAACTCTTGTTGGCGTTTCAGTTACTTTTAAATCTGCCATTCTTCCTCCTGTAAGGGACCATGACCCAAGGGATTAACTAATGTTACGCACTTTTACTCATCAAACGGAGAATTAAACATCCATTGTAAATGAGCTATTCTGTTGTACGGAATTAATTTTTTAACGTCTTTACTGTTAATGTCACCAGACAATATATCTCCAGCTAATTCAGCAGCATTCATAAATTGCGAACCAGACGGGCCTACTACTGTTTGCAATGCGCTTTTTTCAGTAACAAATCTTCCTTGATTTAATAAATTTTGCACTGAAAGATTGCCTCCGCTTAATGTATGCAAAGCATTATCTACATCAATAAATGCTCCTGTCCATCCCGATCTTCCTACTCCTTCAAACAATAAATTATCTAAATCCATTTCAGGGCCATCTAATTGTTCATTTCTTATGTAAGCGACTCCAGAGCCAATAGCAGTCATTAATGCTATTTGAGTTAATGTGTTGCGATCTGCTTCCTGCAATGCGGGAATTAAAACTCTAGTATGACTAGACATAGCAAATGATTTAAATTGCGTTATTAATGATATGTATTCATTTGACATAAAAAGAGGACGCTCTCCAAGTCCAGGTGTAACAACAACAGTTCCAACTTCTTTACTTAACGCATTATCAAAAGCGTCTTTAGCAATTAAATTATCCCAAGCAGAACTGTTTGCTATAATGTTTGCGTCTGTTCTTTGCCAATTATCTTTCATTGCAAATATAGACTCTGCTTCTTCTTTACCAATTCCTGATTTAGCCAATCGCTCTCGTTGAGACTTTGTAGCTGTACCAGCTATTAAAGATTCAACATCACTTAATATTTTAGTGCTAGTAATAATGCCTGTTGCAGTTTTAGCAAAGTCGTTCCAAAGAGACATACCGTTAATTATAAAATTCAAAGAAGACATTCCTGCAACTTTAGATTCAAATCTATTGTGCATTCCAAACGTATCGCCAACATCAGCTATTTGAGCTGCTCTACTGTTTAACCAAAATTCAAAACTTTCTCCTACTTCACGGTTTTGAGCTAATCCTTTTTTCCAAACATCGTTATTCATTAATGCTTCAAAAATACTTCCCATAGATTTACGCAAACCATTTGCTGTAACTACTCTAGCTATATCTGGAGCCGCCGCCATAGCTCCGGTTAGTTGAGTCATTGCTGCAAAATTTTTAGCTATTCGAATGCCGGAAGATATTTTACTGTTTGGATCTAATGGAGTCATATAAGTTCCGCGCATTAAATCACGCATTCCATAAAGATCTTCAATGACTGTATTCATTTCTTTTTGTAATTTTTCTGAAGGGTTTTCTTTTAATCGCGCTTGATAATTTGCTTTTACTATTGCAATAGGGCCAGCTTCCCCATTAAACACATTGCTTGTTTCCAAATCAATAGAACCAAATTTTCTATACAGCTCTAAATCAGGAGCCATAGTTCGAGAATAAGTTGTCATAATGCTAAGAATATCTGATTCTAAAAATTCAGAATAATTTTCATCTTTTATAAAGTTAAGATCTCTAGCGTGAAACGCACTTGCTGTTCCAGTTTTAGTGGTGTCATCAGAAGCAACAAACGCTTTATAAGTTTTTAATCTGTTAGCGGTAGCAACAGCTTCTCCAAGAGTTAAGCCTCCGTCTTTTTTTAATTTTGCAACAAGCCCATCAAAATTCTTTTCTATTTTGTCTTTTCTCCACATTCTTGGAAGATACGAAGATTTATTTTTTGCAAGCGCCAATTTAATATCTGCAATTTCTTTTTCTAATTTAGCGACTTCATTTTTTAAACCTAATCGAGCTGAAGCTAAATAAGATTTTTGACTTGATGCAGTTCCTGCTTTAGCGTTTCTACTTTTAAATAAAGCGCTATCGTCTAAAAGCAATTCGTTATTAAGTTTTGAAATTTGACGTGTTTGTTTATCCCAAGGAATACCTAACTCCATCATTTCATCAAAATACTTTGTAAGAACTTTATCAACTTGGTCAACAGTTTTATTTACTTCAGGTATATTAGATTGCTTGCCAGATCGTCTCGCTTCAGAAACAAGCTGTCTAAATTCTAATGCTGTTGGAGCTTTGCTGTTTGGTCTTATTCCTACTGCTCCAGCAATGCGTCCAGCTTTTCCAACTCCTATATTTTTAAGAAGCGCAGAGTAATTGTCATACACTCCTTTATGCAATAGCCCAATATCTCCTCTATACTTTGTTCTGACTAATGTTTCTATTGCGGTTTCAGTTGCTTGATACGCAAATTTTTCTGTATTCTTCATTAGCTTTGGAACAACTTCAAACACGTCTAACATTAGTTGTTTTGCGTTAACATCTGAACTTGATAAAACTCTAGCAATTGGAGTTACTTTTCCTAGCCCAGCCCATGTTTTTTCTATTGAGTTAGACTGTAATTCTTCTCCTAATGTTTGCGGTCCAGAAAACTTTCCTGTTGCTTCAGCTCCTACTGATTGAGCTTTAGGCTGTTCAACGTTTATATCTTTTATTACTCCGTCTTGTGCTGATACTTCTATATCATCAGCTATTTTTTCTCCAACAGCGTGACGAACATACGCTCCTTCAGAAGTAACTGCGTCACCATATCGTGTTTTTATAGTACCAGCCCCTACGTTTATTCCTCTAAATAAACCACCAATTGCAAATACAGCTGCTGTTTCTAAACCTGTTATTTTTGCTGCATTTAAATAAGGATTTTTTTCAGGATCTTTTTCTTGAGCTGCTTTGCCTACGTTTCGAATAGCAGAAAACGCTCCGGCTTTTAACGATTGTTTAGCAACTTGTCTAATGCCTCCGCGCACTCCTAAAGCAAGCCATGCTTCAGGCAGCATCGCCACTCCCGCAATTCCACCAAGAGCATAATCCATAGGGGCTTCTCGTATTAATTGTTTTCGCTTTTCTCCTTCCATCAAATGATGCGTTACTTGTGCATATTTTTCATAACTATCTACGCCTTCATATAAAATTCTTAAAGATTCTCGGCCATCTTGTTTAAGTTGGTCTTCATTGTTGTAATTAGGATCTGCGGGAAAATAGTTTCTAAGACCAGGAATAGTTTCTCCAAACAAATCTGCTATCTTATAAGTTGCATGATCTATTAAATGTTGTGGGATAACAGGAAACAAATCTTTAATGCCTTCTTTAAATGCTTGGTGAGATCTATTTTCACTGTTAGATTGCTCCGCTTGAAATTGAGCGTTGTATTGTTTTTGCCCAGCAAGCGTAGGGTTTAATTCTTTATTAAACGTATCGTCTTCAACAATTAAACCAATGCTAGTTGCAAACTCTTCAGGGCTTTCTCCTTCAAGTGGCCCAACAGAAACTTCGCTTTGTTTATTTAGCCTTCTAGCATCTTTAGCTTTTTGTTCTGAAATTAATCCCGACAAAGGGTCAGCTTGATTTGTCCCTCCAAATTCTAAGTCTTCATCAAGGTCTTCGCCTAACTGATTAACAGTAGGTGTTGCCATATTTGCAAATGCTGTAACCATTAATCACCTGAACCATCAAATTTTCTACTAGCGGTAGTTCTTCTTTTAAGAATTTTAGAATTACCTAAATCAAAATAATCAGAAGCAGCTACGTTTGCAGAGCTAAAATTAGAAACTATTTTCCATTCCATGCTTTCATCTTGAATCATTAATTTATGCAAAACTTTTCCATTTTTTTGAGGCAAAGGAGAAGTAGCCATAATTTTTCCTGCATCAAACAGTTTTCCAAAATCTATTTTTCCATCTGTTTTATAAGTTCCATCTTTAAATTCATAATTGCCTTTAGCTTCTCCAGAAAGATTCCAAGCAGCAGCTATGCTTTCAATCATTACAATTGCTGTATCGGGAACAGACAACCCAGATGTTAATTCAGGAATAAACGCTTGAATAACATTGTCATCAGAAACGCCTTTGCCTTGAAAAGTAGGTTTTTGTAAAACGCTGTAACCAATTTTTTCAGCTGTTTTTTCCCAAGCTATTTTTGATAATTCTTCTGTAGTTCCAACGCCTTGTGTTTGAATGTAAGTTTGCGCAGCTTGATTTCCCAAATACTTTCT